CCCCCCCCCCCCCGGGGACGCCGCCGGTGGCATAGCCGCTAATTTTGTATGATTTCAATTCATTGAGTAATTCGGTCTGTTCTCTCGCCAGTTCTGATCGCGCAATATAGTCCCGGTCAAACAGGCCCATTATCTGTTTTCCACCATAATCATAGAGCCCTTCCATAAGTCCGTCATATATCTGTTCATACGACTGCCCTGACTTCATCACGGTATTGGCGGAATAAGTATTGATAATTGCGTCAAGAGTTTCGTTATATTTGGATTTGATTTCTCTTATTTGCGCATCGTACGTACTCTCCAGAAGCTCTAGTGCATCCGCTTCTCCGTTATTGTCCTTGTCAGTTGCAAATCCAAGCTGCCCACCGAATTTTTTTTGGTCAATATCGATTAGCTGCACAAGAGTATTACGATCTGCCGCATACTTTTTTTGCGCTGTATCGATATATGCATCTCTGTCAGCCATTAATGTTTTTACGTTACTTATAACTTGATTTTTATTATCGCCTGCATCAATTGCACCTTGTAGCGCTGCGTTGATGTCTGCATTCCACTGTTCTTTTGAGTCATCACTGCTTATCGTGTACTCAGACAATTCTTTTCGATATTCTTGTAATTTTGATTTCTGCGCGTCAGTGATAGTCCCACTCTCTGATATTTCATCAATAATCTTCTGGTACTCACTGTTAATTCTCGAAACCTCTTTGCCTAGTAATATATTCGCATATTCTAGCTGTCCCAGAAGATCCCCGAGACGCTTAGAGAGTTCCGCAGTTATATTCTGTTCTATCCCTGTTCTAATTGATTCCATTAGACTTCCGATTTTCGCGTCATTAACAGCTTTTGCAGCCTGCGCTAAATCGTTATATGCATCTGTTAGATTTTCGATATCACTATCATCCAGTTCTGGCTTGTCAGCGATTGAATTCCACATTTCATCGTATTTTTCTTGAGCGGCTTCGTACGATTCTTCCGATTTTTCGATAGTTCTGATCCACTCGGCCTGCTTGTCAAAATTCATAGCCGCGAAATAATTATTTAGGCTATCACGTAAATCATCTATTTTAGTACCCTGTATGTCATAATAATCTGTCTGTAATGCTGTCAAACGCATCGTTACCAGGCCCTCTGAAACGCCCGCCAGCGTGCCGCCAAGCACTGAAAATGCAGCAATAGCTATTCCTAGCGGTCCGCCAAACGATAATCCAGCAGCAATTGCTCCAGCGCCTCCAGTAATCAATGATGATATCGCTGTCGCAAGATTTGTGTTTTCACTCGCAAATTCCCTAGCTGCCGTCCGCGTAGAGTCAAACGCCACTACTGCACCGCCAGCGGCAATTAATTTTTTAGTCATTTTGCCCGTAGTGCCAGTTAAGCCGCTTATCCCCTCTTTAATAGCCCCAAACCCTTTTATCACCTTGTATCCTACCAACGCAAGTAAAACGCCTCGCAGATTTCCGATAACCTCGCAGATATTATCTATCGCCTCCCGTGCGTCCTTAAGCTTGTCATTGTCAAATATACTCTCCGTCTCAATCCCGCTGGACAACGTCGGTATATTAAAGCTCAGATCCGCGTCGCTTAACCCCATCTGATCCGCAAGTGATTCCGCGCCTGTGCCCAGCTTGTTGATCTCATCGAATCCTGTTAACGATTTTTTCAGTTTTTTGTCCGTATCTTCGATTGCATCACCGAGCGCGACTTCGCTTTTTGCTGCTTGAGTGATTGATGAGTAATCCGCCCCGCCAAGACTACCTGACAAGCTCTGTGACGCCTTTTCGACGCCAAATATCCCCGTTACTATATCCGCAAGTTTCTGCGCAAATGCGACCAAGTACGGCATAACCTCCTGCACCACCGGCAGCAGCCCCATGCCAAGCTCTATTTTGGTTTGCTCCAGCTGCGCTTTGAGTATCCGGAGCTGATTTGCCGGGCTGTCAATCGTCCGCGCAAGGTCGCCCTGCGCGGTTGATGTCTGATCAAGTATTGCATAGTAGCGAGCGAGGACCTTTTGTTGTTGTGTGAGCTCTTCTCCTGTCGCCGCAAGACCATTTTTGTATGCATACTGTTTGATCGTGTTCTCGTCCACTAGGATGCCCAGTGCCTTGAGTGGTTCCGTCTCGCCAGTAATGCCGGCGCGCAGCTTTGTAAACGCCTCCTCAGTGTCCATGTTATAAAATGACGCCATGTCCTGCGCAAGCATTACAAGGCTTGTGGACAGATCATATGCTGTATCACCAGCAATGCCCATGGACTTTGTCATGTTGTACATAACGCCGACATTCTGCCGCAGCTCATAAGCATTCAGTCCAAGTGACTCGGATAGCTGATCTGACCACTTCCGGGCCGCAGCAGCCATGCCGCCCATTGATGTTTCGAAAAGCGACTCTGACTCCACTACGTCCATCGCCATTTGAATAGATGATTTTCCAACATCGATTAATTTTTTACCAACATATGCAGTCCCCAGCCCTGCAAATAGCGACTTTAGCCCTCCGAAAGAGTTTTGCAATCTCACTCCTTCGCTGCTCAATTTTTTGAGTTCTTCCCGCGTCTCTTTCGATCCTAACTCTAATTGTCCCAAAGATTTCCGGGCAGCGTCCATCTGCTTTTTTAGATCGTCAACATCCGCTTTTAACTGCACCTGCAATGTTTCAATTGTTGTCGTTCCCATTTTATCAGCCCCCTTTTTAGGTATAAAAAAAGCACCCCCGAAGGATGCTTGATATAATATTAAAATTTATTCACATTCCAATGTGGTAAGATTAATACTTTGTCACAAATATTATATACTATTCGTGACGAAAAATTTACATTCCAATCTGAAAAGATTAATACGTTTTTAACAACGATTACGAGGGATCGCCGGCTGCATTTACATTCCAATCTGAAAAGATTAATACCCATGCAGGCGAAGTTTTTGGAATTTCAGGCACTATTCTTTACATTCCAATCTGAAAAGATTAATACGGCGGAGTAGCTTGGGTAAAAGATGCGTTTACGTACTTTACATTCCAATCTGAAAAGATTAATACAAACAAAAAAGATGCTCGAAGAGCAGTTTGAAGACTTTACATTCCAATCTGAAAAGATTAATACTCAGTCTGTGGCTATTTCGTTAATAAGCTTAGCAGTGTTTACATTCCAATCTGGAAAGATTAATACCAATCATCATCACAGATTTCTCACCGTGACCATAATTTACATTCCAATCTGAAAAGATTAATACTCAGCGTTTTGCGACCAAACCACTGTTGCATTTTTAATGAGCGCGTGGTATTATGTAAGCAACAAGGCGGCCTGCTACTTGCGATAGCGGTCGTTCCATAGTCAAGTTTAGAGCTTGAGGAAACGCCGTACCGCTAGGTGCGGTTATTTCTTTTTAGAGATCAAAAAGATAATGTAAAACGAAAAAATAACGATTAACGTTATGTATTCCATTCGGCATCGCCCTCCTTTCGGAGGAACAACCTGCCGCCTTATTGCAAAGAGTATATCATAATTACCATAATCTGTTAATACATTTTAATAATTTTCGCAATATTTCCGCGCCCAAGCCTCCATGGATGTGTCATCCATATATTTCGGCTGCTCCTCGACGGATAGATATGGTTTTTTAGGGTACTTTTTTGGATTGTTCACGGCGTAAGAATTATATTTGCCAGCGATCCACAACAGGGTGTCGATAGTTTCGGTTTTCAGCTTATATCGTTGTGCCTCTCGCTTGTTATAAGCGGTAATTGCGGCGCTGATCTCTCTTGGGGTCATATCCCAATACCGAGAGCTGTCAACGCCGCATTCAACCGCTATAGCGTGCATTTCAGTATAATTTTGCAGTAAGGACTTTACTTCTCGCTCTTTCCCGGTGCCGCTGCCTTCTTGCTGCCCGCGCTCCCATTCTTGCGAAAAAAACCCGCTGCTTGTAGTGCCTCCGTGAGCATTTTAATTAAATCACTGAACTCGTGATTTTCACCAAGATATGCATCCATAATTTCCCCTGTCTGCTCGACAGTAATTGTATGATTTGTGAGTAATCCCGCCCACAACAATCCGCGCAAATAGTAAAAGCTTTTACTGTTGACCATAGCCTCCATAACGCCGATATTGTATTTGTTTTCAAACTCACATAGTGCATTGACCGTAAAGCGTAGCTCATACTGTTTCCCGCCAGCCTCAAACGTTGTATACATTACGCACCTGCACTTTCTGTGAGTACAGGCTTGCCGGTCACTCTCAAAGATGCGCTAAAACCGACCGCGCCGTCCACTTCCTCCGGACCGACTTTGTACGATTTTACAAAACAAGGGAACGTCATTTTCGCTCCGCTCGGGAAGGTAACAATTGCATTGCGAGATTCTCCACTGTCAAAGAGCTCGATAATCTTATCGTGATTTTTACCCGCGATAAAATAGCCGGATAATGCCACTTCTCCCGCGTCCTTAAAGCCAGGGATGAACTCTCTATAGCCGCCTGTGCTGTCCAGTGTAGTAACGTCGATTTCATCTGCGTCCGCTCCTACTTCCCCAATACTCGTCAAATTTCCAATAATCAAATTAGACTGTTCCGAGTCCGTTTTCTCAAATTCAATTGTCGTTCCAAGACCTCTTTGTCCTGCCATTCTAATCATCCTTTCTATTGATATATTCTTTCTGTGTCCGGCTGGACTTTACCGCCGAACCGCATTGTTTTGTGATGCAAACCATTATCATACAGATCCGCCATAAACTCACGTTTCAGGCCAATCTCGCGCAGTTTGTCATTCACCTGAGCTGCGATCCGCAAACAATCCTCCGGCGTTTTTCCCCAAACGTCTACTTGATACGCGATTTGTGCTAAATATTCATGTCCGTTATCAACGCGTGCATATTCGCTATTTTGCTGTTCGTAAAACGTGATTGCCGGCAGCTCAGACCATGTTTGCGGATAAAAAAACGATACCTGCTTCGCGTCAGCTATCGTTTTCAATATCACATAGATTTGTTCTGAAAGACTAACCATCCTTTTTCACCGCCTTAATAATTTCGCGTCTCACGGTATCACTAATAATATCCATAACTTTATCCTCATTCGCAACTAGAGCTGGATAAAGATATGGTTGTGCTGGCTGACCACTAGTAAAAGCAAAAGTTTCTCCATCGGCTGATGTGCGGGTAAAAAAATGATATTTTTCTACATCCACACGTGATATATCACCCTTATCATCGCCCACATGGATCCACCAGCCCCCTTGAGCAAATGTGTTACCTTTTGCAGATTGCATTGGTTTGCCATGCGTATAAATCAGAGTAAAACCAGGGGGCACCTGTTTTTCCGACGCCTCACCTTTCGGCCCTGTGCCAAATTCAACATACGCTGCATGATCATTATTAGTATAAACATCACCAGTTACGACATTTTCTTTGATCTTAGTGCGCGTTTTTATGCTATTTCGCAATGCCCCATCATTTACCGAGCATAGATACTTGGCACTGCCTTGTATTAGTTTTATTCCTTTCTTCACGCCTTTTTCCATGATCGGCGGAGCTTGCAGCCCTACTGCGTCCAATTTGCCCAGTAGCTTATCTAGATTTTTGACTGTGCTCATAAAATTCGCTCCAATTCCGCCTCGTAATGCTCAGTATATCGTTTTATTGATACGACCTTATAATCAGGCATATCTGACGGCTTTACATACACGCACACACCATCACGCGTGGCAATATGGCAATCGCTATATATCATATTAAGCATATAACTCAACCGTTGCCCATATTGATGCGCCTGGATCTGGCCTCCGGAAGGGTATATGTACGCTCGAATCATTTCTGCCCGATCTGAATACCTTTCTGTAACACTTCCAAGGCTTCCGGTTGTTTCAACACAGCGTTTAAAATAATACTTTTTAAGATTCGCTATTTTCATTGGCGATTCCCACCACCTTTAAAAGTCTATAGGCATTTAAACGCGCCCTGATCGTCTCGGGTATCGTCGTGTCATACGAGACCGATATTGCCCCCTCAGACCGCGACAATTCTCCTTCGTGTCCCAGCTTGCCATAATAAACGATCGCAAGGTCGCGGCACAGACCAGCAGCTCTATCTGGTATAGTGTCGCGATTACAATAATCTTTAACAGCGCTTTCGGCATCTTCCAGGAGCTGTTCCAGTAGCCCTATATCATTTTCATTTGTACGCTTTATCAGCTTTGCGATTTGCTCCGACCACTCCATAATGACACCCCCATTTATGCACCTGTGACCGTTATTTCCGCAGTAGATCCATCCGCATAAGTAATCGTTCCGCCAGTGATAGCGCCGTCTGCACTTTTAACCAAACTGATCGATGTTATGGTAACTTTAGATAATTCCTCCCTTATTTCAGGAGCGATTCCCACTTTTACATCAGACATATCAATTCCTCCCGTTATGATCCTGTCAGACCGGTAATAGATCCATGCATAAATGCAGGACCGTGGTCAAGACCAAACTGGCCGAAGATTTGGCCCTCCTCCGATGCACCAGATTTTGCCAGTTCTTCATAAAAGAAATTACCTTTGCCAGGCACTGGCTGGAACACCGGCGCGATTACCGACATTTCCGTAGCAAGTACCACCGTCTGGGGGATAAATCTGTTCAAAGAAATACCAATATTCCCGAAATCCGTTTCGATCTGCTTGATATTTGTTCCTCCAAGATTTCGGTCTGTCGGCGCGTAAGAATAGATGTCTGTGATGATCTGTTTCTGATGGCTGTTTACCCACAGAACCATATTAGAAAAGATCGCTCCGGCGTCATACATAGTTTTGAATAAGCGCTGCATAATAGCTTTTGTGAGTGCTTTGGATTCTGCGGCGACTGTAGTGCCACTATCACCGGCACACAGTGCAAGCAGGCCTCTTGTTTTATTGGCAACATCTGCTTTTGTAGATTTTGCATATACGCCATTGATAATGGTATACTCAACATCTCTTGCAATCTTTTCAAGCGTCCGTGCGATCTGAAAATCTTTCTCGGACGGCGCATTGTTCTGCTGTCCTGCGGTATTCAGTCCGCTCATTCGTCCACGGTTACTTTCTTTCACGTAGGAGATAGACACTTTTTCGTGGAAAATCTGCGTGACATTCGTATTCTGATCGCGGGCAAAGCCGTTTGCCGTCGGAGCCGTTAAAGAAGCTTGTTCCGAAATAGACGGCTGTGATGCTTCCGGCATAGAATACTGGCTGTCTGTAGTAAATTCAAAGTTTTCTGTCTGTACACCTCCTGTCATCCCGCCAATAGCGGTGAGGATCGGTGTGTTAATCGGATCTGCAGTAAACAAATCACCTGCATAATTCGGTAAATTCCAGATTGTACCTGTTCCTGTAATATTTGTTGGCATTTAAATCACTCCTGTAATTTTGATAATTTTTGTCTTGCTGCCCCCCGCCCCCCGGGCGGCCCCTTTTGATCACTCCCCATCTTTTTTTGTTTCT